TTCATTGAGTAACTCAGCATCCTTGAGTTCAGCAAAGTGATTATCATATAAGAAGTCATATTGAATATGCTCACTCATAATTTCCCAGTCTTCTGGAGTGATAATATTTTTGAGAATCAATTGCGTTCTCAACATATCATGGAACATGTATGAGAATCTTTTTCTCAAACGAGCAACAAACTTGCTAAACTTAACTTCATCTCTCAGAATTTCTGATGACCGACCAAGATTAAATCCACCTTCTCCATCCATTCTTGATGGTGGGACATTTAGTGAACGATAAAGTTTCTTCTTAAAATATTCAATATCTGTAATCTCTCCAAGGTTTTGACCACCAGGAAGTGTAGAGATTTCAGTTCCTCTACCACCTTCTCTTCTTGGGAGCCAGAAGTCCTCAAGCATTGCCATGAATTTTTTATCATCGCGAATTTCTCCGGTGCTTGCATCATATACCAGTTTATTGCGATAACGCATCATAACATCACGAAGATATTGTTCCGCCTTAACCTTTGGTAGATTACCTACATCAATATAAAAAATTCTTCTTTCTGGCGCACGAGACAGACGATAAATTACCAGTGAGTCTTCAATCATTCGCAGTTGATTGAGGGACTTGATTGCTTTATGAAGATATGAAAGTGTTGATCCCTTATTCCTATCTACAAGACCTGAGGTGCAATATGTGATAGAATCCTTTGACATTTTAATTCCAGTATTTCCACCTAAAGAAGATGGATTTGTGGTTGGATATGTCATCTTTGGATTATAGATGAAATATTCCTCAATTTCAGGAAACTCATAATCCATTGGATTATCAGCATTTATATTAGACAGTCTATATCTGTTGTTATCTTTCTCATTCTTTTTATGTTGTCTCACATAACGCATTTTAATTGCGTCTATGTAACGAAGTTCTTGAATTCCTTCTTGTGGATTCTTTAGATCAATTACTTTGTGATAAAATAACCTTCCATCAATATACCAATTCCTATAAATTTCGTGAGATTTTTTATCAAAATCTAAAAGTGATAAAATATGTTTGAATTCTTGTCGTATTTTATTCTTAATACCATCACTAGCGTTCAGATTTGAAAGTTCAATTTCTACTGGACTGTCATTTGTATCCGACACTATGGCTTCATTTACAATATCTTCAATGGCACTATCACACTCTGGATGAAGTGCCATTTCACGATATCTTTTAATTAAATCAAATTCAGTTCTATAAACACCTTCAATATCTACATATGAACCAAAAAAACCACTACTCAAGTAGTGGTCTGACCCATCCTCATTATTTGGAGGAACGGGAGAGACCGTACTTGGAGATAGTGGTTCATTATCCTCAATAGAGAATCCAAATAATTTTGACATGATTTATTGAAATTGGTTTCTGACTATTTATCAGCTAATTTGAACACCAGTTGCATCATTTCTAGCTGGACCTTTTCCTGCACTCCAGTATTGAACTTGGAACTCTACAGTATATTCTTCAATTGCATCTGAAGAATCATATGAAAGATCAATTGCAGAAATTGCAGTTGGGAAAATTCCATCAAATTTGTAAGTTCTTAATGGAGTAACATCAACAGAAGGTTGTGCAGCACCACCATTATTTGTGGTAGAAAATCTTCCCTTATCATATCCTCTGCCAAGTTGGTGTACAAAGGCATCGGTCATATAGGAACTTGGATTAGTAGCACCGCTATTATTATCAAGTTTGCTGATATTATTCATCCACAATTCAAAAGCACTTCTTAATTGGAAATCTTCATCATTGATGATAGTGACTGTCCAAACATCGAAGGTTCTATCACCCGCAACTTTCAAAATTCTACCTCTAAAAGGTACATCAATTGAAGCAATATTTGAAGCAGGAAGAGCAGCTGCTTTACATAGAAACTTGAATGTTTCTATTTGATTGCTACTACCAGTTTTCCAAAAATTTGTTAATGGAGCTGGGAAAGATGGTATTTCAACTTCAAATAGATTAGGTCTTGCGCCACCTCCAGCAAGTCTTTCTTTAAAACCTGTGATTGTTCTGAGAGTAGACATTTTTTAGTTCCTCCTTTTGATTAATTTAAATTAATTAAACTCTACCAGCAACTTCTTCAAAACTTACGCCTGTGCGCGTCGCTACAAATGTTAGAGTAACATAGTTAATTGATTTTGATGGTTTGAGGAAGATGTCTGCCCTAAACTCATTGTTGTCAATGACATCTGGAGTGTTGTTTGTTTCGTCGCAAATCACTAAGAAGTCGTAAATACCTCTCTTTGCTTGTACATCGCGAAGATATGGTTCAACAATATTTACAAAGTTTGCCCTTGTAACTTGATCGTTGATTTCAAATAGTTGTGCTTGAGAAGCTTTTTCTAGAGATTGTTCAATGGTTAGGAACAATCTTCTAACATTAATTCTATCAAATGCTGAGGCATATGCTAGAGCAGTTTTATCGCCAAAGAGGTAAATGCCGATACCAGGTTGACTGATAATTGAGTTAACTCTGGAAGTGTAAAGCAGATCTCTTTGTGGTTTATTTGGATTATATGCAAGTTTAATTGCATTATTTAATACACCTCTTTGCTGACCAGCTGGTGAATACCATGGGAAGGAATTGATATTCGTTCTCATCATTAGACCAGCAATGTCTGCATTGCATGGTACATATCGGAAAAGGTTATTAAACCTATCATAAGTGTACTTATATCCACTATCAAATACTGCATAAGATGAAGAGGAAAGTGCGCTGAAGAATCTAACTATGTTTGTTGTTTGTGTAGTAGTATTTGATAAATTAACTACGCCATCTCTGTGAGGAGAAATTACAGCAATACAATCTTTTCTACCTTCAGCAATTGATATTAACTTATTAGCTTTTGCTTGAGACTCGGATTCATTTGTAAGTCCAGGACCGTTGATCAGAAAATCAACCTGAACATCATCTTTGTTGGCAAAAAGATCATATGCAGTAGAAATATTTGATAAAGTCGCTTGCATACCACCAGTAGAAGAATAATCAACACCACCAACAAGAGTGTAGGTTACATTTCCAATTGCACTATAAACTATGTTTTGTGCATCTTGTCCCCAAAGACCTTGTGATGTTGTATATGGGGTGTAACCCGAAGAGAATCCAGTTGCTTTTGGAGAGGTTCCATGATAAGAATCCGCACCATTAGATGGATTATATCCAGCATAAATGTAGGATGAGAAATTTGATAAGAAATTTTTATACCAAATTTTCTGGGGGGAGTTTACGGAAGATACCGAATCTGCCGCTTTTGAAAGACTTAAATGCTTTTCAAGAACATTTCCCTGAACTCCAGTAATTGCGCCAGTATCATCAACGATTGCGATATGCATCGCATCATTCTTACCATTTCTCTGAATTGAATAATTATTTGAAATTGGCTTTGGAGCTATGGACTTCCAGTAAATTATAGAGTTTGTTAAACCAAGAGTTTGCTGATCATACCAATCTAATGCAGTAGCAACTGTAGATGTACCAGCAGTGGAACCTGAATTATTGACAAAAGTGAGAGTGTCTGATGCTTGGAAAGAATCTATTTCACTTCCTTGAGCATATGTTGTTGCAGTCTCCGTATTAGCGGCGGATACTCTGGATAGAATCTTTACATCTATACTACTGTTACCATTTGTTGCATCAGTAGTTACTCCAGTAATAATACCTTTTAAGTAACCATTAAATACGGATGTTGAACCTGCTCCAGCAAGAACTGCATTGCTAATTGGGGTTGTTATACCATATCCAACATTGCTCCAATTGAACCTGGATTAGTTGATGCAATGGTAATTCTCTGATCTGCTAGATCGTCAATTAAACAAACTTTTAATTTGTTTCCCCATGATCCTGGGTTTTTTGCGGAAAATGTGAAATTTGTTGCTGTTGCCCAGTTAGCATTATAATCTTCATAATTTTTAATCTTTGCCGAAGAAGTAGAAGCTGCGCCAACTCCAGCATTTGCATTATTTAAAGTAGCACCATCTGTTCTCACAACTTTCAAGATACCACCGTATGAAAGATAAGATGAAGCACTCATCCAATATTCATATTGAGCATCAGTTGAAATTGGTTTGCCGAAAGTACTAATTAACTCCTGTTCGGTATTAATATCAATTGCTTGCTCAACTGGTCCGATTGCAAAGGGTCCAGCAATTGCACCAATATTATCTAATACATTTTCAGCTCTCCCGACTGTTAAATCAACTTCCCTAGTAATTACACCGGGAGACAATTGAGG